CCTGACTTCGCACCAGAGCAGACCGCGCGCCCGTACATCACTTACCAGAACGTGGGCGGCAGCCCAATCAGTTTCCTCGATAGCACCATTCCGAGCAAAGAGTTCGCGCTGGTCCAGGTCAACGTCTGGGCGGATTCGCGCCTCGCCGCGTCGGACCTCGGCAAGATCGTCGAGGACACGCTGCGCGGGACGACGGCGCTGCAGACCGACATCGTGACAGGCCGTCACGCGACATACGACGAGACCACCGGTTACCGCGGCACGATGCAGGACTTCCGCTTCTTCACCTGAATTCGGCGCCCCGGCGCCAAACCTTTTGCCCGCAAGGGCTTGAACCAGCCACCTATCCGGGTGGCTTTTTTTATGCCCAATCGGGCCAACCACATCGGTCGATATCGACCGGAAAGGCACTATCTTGGCCGTAAGCTTACCTAATGGCATTATCCTGGCCCTGGCCACGGCATATGCCGCATCCATCCCCGTCACGGCCGCGTCGAACGCATCCGAAGCTGTCTTGACGGCAACCAACACCCTGGTCGCTGGCGACTACTTCGAGTTCACCTCGGGCTGGAGCAACGCGAACAACCGCATCTTCCGTGCGAAGTCGCCGAGCGGTACCACCGTCATTGCCGAAGGTCTGGACACCACGCTGGTCGCGCTGTTCCCGGCCGGCTCCGGCACGGGCTCGATCCGCAAGATCAACACCTGGACCCAGATCACCCAGATCATGGGCTGCACGAGCTCGGGCGGCGAGCCGCAGTATCAGAACTACTCCTTCCTGGAGCAGAACTTCGACAGCCAGATCCCGACCACCACGTCGGCCCAGTCGCTCGCCCTGGAAATCGCCGATGACCCGCTGCTGGCTGGTTACCAAGCGCTGAAGGTTGTTGCGCAGACCCGCGCCACGACCGCCCTGCGCGCGTCGCTGCCGGCCGGCGGCTTCATCCTCTACAACGGCATCTTCGCCTTCGACGAAACGCCGTCGCTGTCGAAAGGCAATCTGATGTCCGTGAAAGCGGGCGTTGCGTTGCAGGGCCGCCCGATGCGGTATGCCACCTAAGCACCAGTTGTCTCCGGCCCGCTTCGGCGGGTCTTTCCAGCCCTTGGTCTGATCCCCAAGGGTCTTTTTCTCTCATCGAAAGCAAAAAATGTCCAAGACAGGCAAACCAAAATTTTCCCTCGCTGTAAGCCCGACCTTCAAGGCGCCGGTCGAGATCCCTATTCACGGCGGCAAATCGGCCGAGATCGTCTTCACCTTCAAGCACCGCACGCGCGACGAGTTCACGGAATTCATGGATGGTCTGAAGACTGAGGATGGTGCCGAGGGGCCGAAGGATACCGATGTGCTGCTCGACATCGCCAGCGGTTGGGATCTCGACGAGCCGTTCGACGCCAAATCCTTGGAGGATATGGTGCAGCGCTTCATGGGTTCCGCGCAGAAGGTGATCCACACCTACTGTGAAGAGCTGACGGGCGCGCGCGCAAAAAACTAAGGGCCGTCGCCGCCGCCATGTACGAGCCCGGGATGACCGCGCTCGAACTGCAAGAGCTGGCGGCGGCGGGGCTTACGCTGGACGATGTGGCCAGCGGGCCGATTGAAATCTGGCCCGACAACGTTGCGCCATACAACCTGTTCGCATACATGTGGACGCAGTGGCGAGTCGGTATGGCCGGGCCGACAGGGCTTGATTACAACGTCCTGCACAGAAAACTAGACCGGATGGGTCTGACAGCCGAGCAAGTCGACCGGTTGGAAGAGGACATCCAGATTATGGAAGGCGCCGCGCTCTTGGCGATGCGACCTCCAGACAAGCCGAATTAATTTGGCCACAGCCCGCTCACGCGGGCATTTTTTATTGGGCGTGCAAATGTCAGACGAAATTATCAAGACGGCGACAATCAAGGTCGTTGCGGATGCCAGCGGAGTCGAGGCCGGGATGCGCAAGATCGAGGATGCTGCCGCGAAGACTGGCCGCACGCTCGACAACCTTGGGCGCGCCGACGGCTTCTCGAAGCTTGGCGAGGGCGCCGACCAGGCCGCCGGCAAGTTCACCCTGGGCACCAAGGGCATCATCGACTCGATCGAGAAGCGCACGGCGTCTATGGAACTCGGCAAGCGCGGCACCGTCGAGTACTACACCGCCCTGGCCAATCAGAAGGGCATCAACCCGGCCGCCCTCAAGCCATATCTGGATCAGCTGGAAGCGGTTACCAAAAAAACCAATCTTGCGGCTGAAGCGCAGCGACGCGCCGACGACGGCGCCAAATTCGTCGAAGGCCTGCGCGCACGCGCCGCCGAAATCGGCAAGTCTGCGTCAGAGCTCGCGCGCATGCGCGCAGCTGAGTTGGGCGTGAGCGAATCGGCCGGCCCGCTGATCGAGCGTTTGCGCGCGGCAGAGCAGGCATCGTCCGGGCTGGGTAGCGCCCTGGGCGTGACCCGTGGCGCTCTCGTCTCCTTTGCAGCCGGCCTGGCCAGCGCGGTATCTATCGGCGCGTTCGTTTCCAGCATCAGTGAGAGCATCACCGCTCTGGCCGACCTGGACGACATGGCGCAGAAGACCGGCTCGAGCGTGGAGACTTTGTCGCGCCTGCAGAAGGTTGCCTTGGTGACCGGGCAGGACTTTGGGCCCGTGAGCGACGCCGTCACCAAGCTGGCTCGTGGCATGGGTGGACTCGATGAGGATTCGAACAAAGTTGTCAGTGCGCTAAAACGTCTTGGTGTTTCCTCTAAGGACGCCGCTGGAAACCTTCGCGACCCATCAGAAGTTTTGATCGACATTTCCCAGGCATTTCAAAAGTACGCTGACGGCGCGGGGAAAACGGCCGTCGCGAATGACCTTATCAAGGGTTCTGGAGCAGATCTTTTGCCGTTCCTGAATGACGTCGCGGAGCGCGTACGCGAGTTTTCTGGATCATCCGCCGCTGCTGCCAAAAGTGCCTCGGCATTTAAAGACAATATGGCTCAGTTGAAACTTCGGGTGGCGGAGATGGGCCTTTCTTTTGCAGAGAATCTACTGCCGTCGCTGGTCAAGTTTTCCGAATACATCAAGGAGCTTGTAGATAGCGGGAAATTCAAGAAATGGATTACTGACGCAGGTGAGTCGGTTGGTAAATTCGCTATCTTTATTGAAAGTGCATACAAGGTACTGGTGCCAGCTGCAAAAATCGTGGGGGCGTATTTCGCGGCATTTGTCGGCGGCCCCGCACTTTTCCGAGTCGTGGCGACAGGCCTGATCGCGCTCTACAACGGCATCGGCAAAGTGGCTGTCGCGATGTATACCGGCGCTGGCGCAAATGCCGCCTTTAATACCTCCTTGTTCGGAACATCTGTCGCCGCGACTTCAGCCAGCGGCGCATTGGGGAAGTTGAAGATCGCAGGCGGCGTTCTTTTTGCAGGCTTTGCAGGGTGGGAGATCGGCAAGTATCTTCGCGAAGAATTCGAAGGGGTTCGCATTTCGGGTTTGCTGTTCTTCGGCGCCATGGACACTGGCTGGGAGAATTTCAAATACAACACGAGTATCGCGCTAGAGGCTGTTTCGTTTGCCTGGGATAAAACTCTTGCGACGATGAAGTCTGCCTTTGGACTCTATCTGGAAGGCGTCGGAAAGGGCTTGGGCGTATTCGGCGATAACAAAGCCTCAACAAGTGTCCTGGCCTACGCGAACTCCTTGCGGTCTGCTGGGGATGCGCAAAAAACCTTTGCGGACCGCACCGCTGCGATGACGGCCGCGCATAAGGCTGAGCTTGAAGCGATCGATGAGAATTTGATGACGCTTGTGCAATACGAGCTCGGAATTGGGAAAGTCGCCGAGGCGAAAAAGAAGGCGGCGGATGAGGACGGAAAGGAAAAGGACAAACCGGGTCTTGGCAACAGGAAGAAGGTCGTCGAGGCGGTAGAGGACACGGCCATCCGCATCCAGCAACAATATTCTGAGTCACTTGCAAAAACTGTAGCTGCAGCGATCGCTGAGGCCGAGGCGCAAGAAGACCTGGTGCGGACGTTCGGCATGACCAAAACTGCAATCGCGGAGCTCACCGTGGCGCGTGAGGAAGATCGACTCGCGCAGCTCAGGGCGATTCCGGAAACGAACGCTGAGGTAGCAGCTCAAGAATTGATTATCGCGGCGAAGAAGCGGTCGCTCGCCGCGAGTATTTCTCTTGACAGTCTGGGCGAGGGTAAGAAGGCTCTGGACGATCTCGACAAGTTCCTGGACCCGACGCGCGCCAAGGACTTCGGCGAAGCCCTGAGTGACGCGTTTGGCAGCGCGGGCAGCGCGCTGAACAAGCTCACAAACAGCCTGACCAACTACGGCTCCAAGCAGGCCAAGATCGATGAGGCTCGCCAGAATGCCAAAGTCGCCTTCGCCAAAGGCGAGCTGTCGAACGAATCGTTCGCCCGCAAAATGAACGAAATCAATGAGCGCGGGCTGAAAACTCAGTTGAACGGATACGGCCAGATGACGGATGCTGCCGCCGGCTTCTTTGGCGAGCAGAGCCGCGGCTACCAGGCGCTGCAAGCGGCCTCCCAGGTGTTCCACGCCGCCGAACTGGCGATGACGATTGCCGAGCTGGTGCCGAAGGGGATCAGCGCCGTTCTGAGCCAGGGCGAGGGCGATCCTTATTCGGCGTTCGCGCGCATGGCTGCTATGGCGGCCATCGTCGCGGGTCTGGGCGTGGCCATTGGCGGCGTTTCTTCGTCAGGTGGTGAATCGGCCGTCGACGTGCAGAAGAAGCAGGGCACGGGCGGCGTCCTGGGTGACTCGTCCGCCAAGTCGGATTCGATCTCGCGTTCGCTCGACATGATCGAGAAATACACCTTCCAGGGCCTCGACTACAGCGCCGGCATGCTGGACTCTCTGCGCGCCATCGAAGCGTCGATGACGGGACTGACCAACCTGATCGTGCGCGTGCCGGGGCTTACCAACGGCACCAACCTCGGCATTCAGGAAGGCAACATCACGAAGCCGAGCATCCTCGGCACGCTGATCGGCGGCTTCATCGCCGGGCCCATGACGGCGCTGGTGAAACTGTGGGGGAAGACCACGCAGAACATCGTCGACTCGGGCATTCAGTTCGGTGGCCGGGTCAATGACCTGCAGGCCGGCAAAGGCTTCAGCCAGTACGCGAGCGTCAACACCACGAAAAGTAGCTGGTTCGGATTGTCGAAGAGCACGTCGAATTCGGTGCAGACCCAAGGGTTGGGCAGCGATCTGTCGTCGCAGTTCGGTATGGTATTTACCGGGCTGGAAGAAACGCTCAGGACCGCGGCCGAAGGTCTCGGGCTCGGCGCCAACCAGGTCACGCTCGCGCTCGACAAATTGGTGTTGGCGCCGACGAAGATCTCGCTCAAGGATCTGAAAGGCGACGAGCTGACGGCAGCCGTCAACGCTGTGATTTCGAAGGCCATGGACGACATTTCGGAGGCCGCTTTCCCGAGCTTTCAGCAGTTCCGGCAGATCGGCGAAGGGTACGCCGAGACGGTGATCCGGGTGGCGCAGAACTTCCAGGCCATCAACGTGGTCTTCGAGTCGTTCGGCAAGGTGTTCGGCCAGATCGGACTGGAGTCGGTGGCGGCCCGCGAGCGGCTCATCGCCCTTTCCGGCGGCCTGGAGAATTTCTCGTCGCAGGGCGAGTACTTCCTGACGAACTTCTTCAGCCAGGAAGAGCAGGCGGCCGCGCTCAAGAAACGCATTCAGCCGACCCTGTCGCAGTTTGGGCTGTCGACTGAAGGCCCCAACGCTGAAAAGATCTTCCGCGACTTCGTGGTGGCGCTGGACACGACTAGCGAGGCGGGCGCGCGCGCCTATGTCTCGCTGCAGAACATCGCCCCTGCGTTCAAGGAAATTATCAACGCATCGTCGGCGGCGCAAGAAGAGCGTAACTCGCTGCAGGATCAACTCGACAGTCTGACGATGTCGTCGACGCAGCTCTTGAAGAAGCAGCGCGATGCACTCTCAGCAAGCAACCGCGTGCTCTTTGATCAGATCCAGGCAGCGACGGCCGCCAAGGCCGCGCAGGACGCTGCCAAGGATAGCCTGGGCAACCTGATCGGCAAGCTGACGTCGTTTGGCGATTCCGCCAAGACGCTGCGCGACAGTCTGCTTACCGGCAGTCTGTCGACTCTCACCCCGGAAAAGCAGTACGACGAACTGCGCCGACAGTTCGAAACGACCTATACCGCGGCGAAGGGCGGCGACACCAAGGCCCAGTCGAATTTCTCATCGATCGCGACCGCATTCCTGACCGCCTCGCAGAAGCTGAATGGCGGCGACTCGACTTACGCGGCTGACTTTACCCGTGTTCGCAGCGTATCGGAAGAGGTGGCGCTTTGGGCGGATGGTCAGCTTGAGGTTGCCAAGCGCAGTCTGGATGCGCTGAATGCCCAGGTCATCGGCATCGAACAAATTAATGCCACGCTGGGGATCGTTGCCGAGCGAATCCAGCCAACTACGCCGGCGCCGCAACTGCTGGTCGGCGTGCCGGACTTCGGCACCTACGGCGTGAATATGGAGCCGATGGCAGCAGAAATCAGGGCGCTTCGGCAAGAGGTTTCCTCGCTGCGCCAGGATCAAGCTATTCAAACGGGTGATTTGATCCGATCCAACGCCCTGGCCACTCAGCAAGCCGCGGACCGGACCGTCGCTGGTTCTGCAGCGACGGCCAAGGATTTGGTGTGGGCGACCATTCGTCAAACTGCGATGATCAAATGATAACTGACGACCAATTTGCTGCATGGCTGGATGACTCCGGCGCGCAGCGCGTGACCCTGTTCGAGGTGGGCTGCCTGGTGGGCGGAGTTCCAACCACGCGCTATTTTTCGAACAAGGCGTACGGCGGGGGCTCCAGTGCGACGCCGTATCTTGCGATCGTCGTGGGCGGCCTGAAGATGACCGAGTCGATCTCGTTGGTTACCGAGGCGAGCCTGTCTGCTGGCGACATCGAATTGCTCAACTTCGGTGGCGAGTTCGACTCGTATTTGGATGACAACTGGTCGAACCAAACTATCACGGCTTGGGTTGGAGACGTCCGGTGGCCGCGCGCGGACTTCCGCCAGGATCTATTTGGCATCGTCAGCGACATTGACGGGACCAAGGCGGCGGACCGGCTCAACCTGATCTTGCGAGACAAGTTTCAGAGGTTGAACACGCCTGTCACCGAGGAATTGATGGGCGCGTCGGCACCGAACCCGGAGACCTTGCGCCCCCTTTTGCTGGGTGAGTCCCACAACATCACACCCAAACTCAAAAACGCCGCCACAAAAGAATACGAGTTCAACTCCGTTGCCAGCGAGGACGTGATCGAGGTTCGCACGGACGGCAAGAAGCGGACGACGATCACGAAGAATCTCGCTGTCGGCAGCTTCACCTTCACCGACGCTGTTGGGCCCGGCACGGTTACTTGCAGCGCCCAGGGTGTCAAGCCGTCCGGCACCTACTCCAATCGTATTGTGCCGCTGATCAAGTATCTCGTCACTCAATGCGGTAAGGCGGGGGCGCGCTTCACTGATTCTGATTTGGACCTGGTGAGCCTGGCCGCGTTTGATGCAGCTCATCCCCAAATCGTCGGGCTCTACATTCCGGATCGGATGAACGTGCTGGAAGCATGCCATGAGCTCGCTGGCAGCGTTGGGGCGCAGATGGTGCCAACACGCACCGGCCTGTTGCGGCTGATTCAAATCGCTTTTCCGACCAGCGCTACAACTGAGATTCGTCAGTCGGCGCAGATCGACGGCACAATTCAACTCGTTGCATACAGCGAGATCGCTGGCGCCGTGAAGATTGGATTCTGCCGGAACTGGACGCAGCAGCCAAACCTTGGTACGTCGCTGCCGCCAGCGCACAAGGAAATGTTTGCGGAAGAATGGCTCACCGCGTACGAAAAGGACGATGCGGTGCTGGCCGCCTTCAAGCTGGACGGCGCGCCATCGCAGCAAAACACGTGCTTGCAAGATGACGTCGAGGCCCAGGCCGAAGCGCTGCGCCGTTTGAATATTTTCAAGGTGAAGCGCAAGACATACCGCTTCCAGGGTACGCCTCGGAACATGATGCTCGAGCTCGGGCAAGCGGTAAAACTCTTCAGCAATCGTTACAACCTGGCGGCCGGCAAAGTGGGAATCGTCACTTCGCTGGCGCGCGACTGGGACACTTTCCAGGTCACCGTTGAGGTCACAATCTAATGGCAGCTATCGCCAACGCGCGGGATAAGATCCTGCAGGCCGCCCCTTCGCGCACGACCAATTCGCCGAACGCTGCCTTGTTCTTGACCGCCAACGCAGCGGGCTTCCACGTTGCGGCCGGCGGCGCCTTTGACCCGGCGACCATCACGTTCACCGCAGCAAAGGTATCTCTGGACGGTCTAATCGTCTTTACCGCGTTCGGTGCCACGCTGAGCTCAGTCACCGACAATACTGCAGTGATTGCGTACGCCGCCATGGGTGGGACCACGGCCACCGTCACAGCAACCGTCGTTGAGAACGGGGTTACGTTCACGCAGACGTGCACGATCACGAAGATTTTCGACGGCGCGGCAGGCTCGAACGGTACGCCCGGCACCAATGGCTCGCGCGGTGCTGGCCACTACTACATTGTCGGCAACCCTTGGACGGATGCGCTCGGTGACGCCGCAACGCCAGGTGCGAACGTTGTGGACGACGTTGTGACCGTCTACACCAATGGCGTCTACGTGCGCGAGAAGCGGTGGAATGGATCGAATTGGGTCGATCAGGGCACCGTTGTCGACGGCAACCTGCTCGTCACTGGCAGCGTGAAGGCAGCGGCGCTGGATGCGTACGCCGTTACTGCTGGCAAGGTCAATATCACGACGCCAGGTGGCGCCTTCAATAGGGATCCATTTTTCATCGACCTTGCCGGATCCTGGGACATCGCCGGTACTGTGAACGCGTACACCGGTCCCGGTGGGAACGCTCCAGCGAATACCTATATCGCCAGCCCTGGAGGTGCGGCTGGTTATGTGACGGGGAGGGAGCTTATCCCCATCAGCGCCGGGAAGACTTACACGCTCGGTGGTCACCTTTACACTGACGGCGGCAACGACCGACTTGCGGCGTTCTTCATTCAATTTTACGACGCAACGGGCGCGCGCCTCAGCACGGCTTGGGGTGACGCGACTTTTTCTGGATTTACGAGAGGCGTTTTCGCTCCGACCCCTGGCGACTGGTACGAATTCCGCGACGGAAAATTCGGGGCCAATGCTGGCACGAGTCGCCCAATCCCTACAACTGCCCGCTATTGCCGGGTCGGTGTCTATCTGAACGCAGGCGGCACCAGCAGTACCCTCATGGCATGTACGAGCTTGAAACTTGAGGAGATTATTCCTAGCGTCCTGATCCAGGATGGCGCGATCACGGCCAATAAGATTTCCGTCACCACTCTCACGGCGATCACCGCGGACCTTGGCACGGCGACCATTTCAACCGGTGGATATCTGCGCTCTGGCCAGACTGCGTACAACACTGGCACCGGTTTTTGGCTTGGGTCTGTGGCCGGTGTACCTCAGTTCAGCATCGGCAATCCGTCGGGTGCGCACATGCGCTGGGACGGCTCAAACCTGTACATCCAAGGTGAGACGAAGGCCACGTTCTCTGTAGCGATCACCGGCACCCTGCTCAGCTCTGTTGGTAACGGCGCGGTTACTTACGGCACCCGGCTCTCGACGGTCACCGGCGGTGTCGGCACACTCGCATATCAGTGGTACATCAGCGGGACGCAGGCCAACGACCTCAACGCCAACTATTTCGCATCGAGCGGCACCACCTCGTCCAGCTGCACCATCCGCGGCTCAGCGAACAACATGCAGATTATCGGCACGCATGTCCTAGTCGTAACGGAAGTAGCGACTGGCCGAACCTGCACCGCAACTGTCGGGCACAACCCAACCCACGGCACCTACCCATGATCATCTCCTACGCAAAAATCGAAGGCACCAAGGTCGTCGGCTTTTTCGAGGCTGACGACGAAGGACCGAACGATGTCGACTTCCCACATCAAGCGACGGCTATGCCCGTCACCGGCTGGCCTGCTGCAGATAGCCCTACGAAGGAACTGCACATCGACTCCAGTGGAGCGCTGTACTGGGTCGAGACAGCCGCGCTGGCTCAATTGAAGGCGGCAGCAATCGCGAAGACTTATAAGGATGTAGACGCGATCTATGACGACGCAATAGGTCGGCGTGCCACTGAGTACAAAGAGGCCGAAGAAGTGGCGCGCGCGTTCGCAGTCGCGGGATTCGCCGGCCCGGTCAGCGCCTATGTTTCGTCATACGCGCTTTACAACCCGACTGGTGTCGTACAAACGAACCGCTGGGCCGCCGAGCAGATCATCGCCAGGGCCGACGCCTTTCTAATGGCGCAGAGCGCTATGCGTGCCACGCGCTTCGCCAAGCAGGCGCAAATGCAGGCGGCGGACAACGAGGACGACCTGGTGGCGGCCGCCGCGGCTTGGGACGAATTCATCGCAGTACTTCGGGGCCAGCTTGGCCTCTAACATCGGAGCATCTATGAATATTAAACACGGCTTGATGCAACTCTTTATCGCGGTCGACCAACTGCTCAACGTGATGTCGAACCCGTGGAGCACCGAGACCTGGGCCGATGAAACCCTGTCGGCGCGGTGCGGACGGCTTGGCCACCGCAACCCGTACAAATTCTGGAAACGAATCATCGATGCAGTATTCGGGCTGTGGCAGGGACCGAACCACTGCGTCAACGCGCACCGGAAAGAAATGGATCGCTACAACTCGCCGCCGGCGGACCGCATTCGCGCGGCGGAGGGCAAGTAACCATGCCGAGCCTTCGTATCGTGCCGGACAACGCGGTGGATCGCTCGACGCTCTCCGCGTCGACCACAGCCGGCGTCCTGGCCGTGAGCAATCTCAAAAGTGACAAGAAGTCCGAAGTCTACCGCGCGACCGGGACATCCACGACGATCACCGGCAACCTGACCGGCACCGAGTCCGCCTCGGTGCTTCATCTGCTTGGGAATTTTTCCTCGACGATGACGCTGCGGTTGCGCCTGTACTCCGGCGCGGCCGGCACGGGTCTGGTGCTGGACACGGGCGCGATGCTGGCTTGCACTGCAGCGCCCCGGGTTCCGCGTGGGTGGACAGCAGCGCAGGCCGCGAGCGCGTACGCAAACGGCGGCGGCGCGCAGGCATGGCTCTGGTTCGCGCCAACTGACTTCAAGGGCTACGTTATCGACATTGTCGACACTGCCAATCTCCAGGGCTACGCCGAAGTTGCGCAGGCAGTCTTGGGGAAGTACTGGGCGCCGACGAATCACGCGGTTTCTGCATCGCTCGACATCATCGACAGCACGACTACCGAGCGGACCGCTGCCGGCGACCAGGTGGCGAATGCTGGCACGGTCTATCGAAAGCTGTCGATCGACCTGAAGGGCATGCCGCCGGCCGATCGAGCCACACTGGTCAACTTGCTCATGAACAGCCGCGCATACCCGATTCTCATCAGCGCCTTTGCGGAGTCGGGGGATGCGGTACGCGAGCGCGATCACATGTTCTACGGCCGGCGCGCCAGCGATTCGTCAGTCAGCCCGGAGTTTCTCTTCCGTTACGCGTCCTCGGTCGATTTCGAAGAAGTCTAGCCCCCTCTCACCCGCTTCACAACGGCCCGCCGCGTGCGGGCTTTTTCTATTAAGGCCGCTCATGGAAGATTTGCACGTCGCCCTAAAAACTGTCCTGGTCCCACTGGCGACACTCTGCGGATGGATTGCTAACGCATTGCCACCGATCGCGGCCCTTGCGTCGATCCTCTGGATCGGCTTTCAGTGGTACCACTCCGCGCCGATGAAAGAACGGCGCCGTTTGAAAGGAAAGAAGAAATGATCACCACGCTGATTTCGTTTTTCGGAGGGTCCGTCTTCCGCATGATCTGGGGCGAGCTGTCGTCCTGGATGACAGCTCGGCAAGAGCATAAGCACGAGATCGACCGTATGCGCCTGCAGGGCGATCTCGATGCGGCCAGCCATGCCCGCAACATCGAGTCGATCCGCGTCCAGGCCGACCTCGGGGTCAAGACGATTGCCGTACAGGCCGAAGCGGACATCGGTCGGATTGAGGCCGACGGTTGGCTCTCCGCGGTCAAGGGCACGACGTCGGCGACTGGCGTCTGGTTCGTCGACTTGTGGAATGGCGTGATCCGCCCGGCCGTGGCCACTTGGGCCATCGGCATGATCACTGGCCACTACCTCACCTGGTGGGTGCTTGATGAGAATGGGTGGAGTGTAGCCGGCGCCGCGCTGGGCATCTACCTCGCTGACCGCGCCTTGTTCAAACGGGGCAAATGATGGTCGACCGCTCGCTGGCCGTGCGGGTCGCCTCGGTGCTGATCCGGCGATTCGAGGGGCTGTATCTGGGCCCCTACCTGTGTCCGGCCGGCGTCCCCACTATTGGCTACGGCTCGACCAGGTATCTCGACGGTCACGCCGTGCAACTGACTGATCCGCCGATCACCCGCGCAATGGCCGAACTGCTGCTGCTCCGGACGGTGATGCGGACCTACCTGCCCAACGTCCTGAAGCTGTGCCCGGGTGTCGATAGTCCGGAGCGCCTGGCGGCGCTCATCGACTTTTGCTACAACCTGGGCGGCCCGGCGCTGCGCTCCTCGACGTTGCGCAAGCGCGTCAATGCCGGCCGCTGGGACGACGTACCGGTCGAACTCCGGAAGTGGATCCGCGGCGGCGGGCGGGTGCTGCGTGGGCTCGTGCGCCGGCGCGAGGCCGAAATCGAATTGATATAGGAGGGCTCGTCATGGCCAAGAAGCTTCCACCCGATCCTCAGTCCTGCGAGTCCTGCCGGTTCTTCCTGGCGAACAAGACCGATGAGTTCGGCTTTTGCCGCCGGTACCCACCCAAAGCCGTACAGGCCGACGACGGTACCGAAACCACCCTCAGCGCCCCGACCGCGTCCACGTCGGACTGGTGCGGCGAGTACCAGCGCACCACCCATTAAAAGGCCACAATGAAAATCGACCCGAAGCTTATCGAGTTCGCAACCGTACGCCAGATCGAGTACATCGAGGCGATCGAAGAGCATGGCTCAATGCTGAAGGCGGCCAAGGCGCTCGGCATGTCGCGCAACGCCGTCCAGGACTCGATGACGAAGCTGCGCAACGCTGCCGCGCGCCAGGGGTACTCGCCCGTGCATGGCATGACCAGATCGGTCCCTGACGGCTTCCTGGCGAAGCGGGTTAGCACCAATTACAAAGAGGACGGTTCGATATCGCAGCAATGGGTGATCGCCACCCCGGACGCGGCGCGCCAGCGCGAGATTATGGAAGCCGGGTTTGCGGCAATGGCTGGCGAGCTGCCGCGCCAGAAGCCGATCAAGGCGCCGTCCGTGACCGACTCAAAGCTGGCCAACTTGTTCACGCTGACCGACTCGCACGTCGGCATGCTGGCCTGGCACAAGGAGAATCTGGACGCCGCCGGCGACTGGGATCTGCAAATCGCTGAGCGTGTACTCACTGGCTGCTTCGAGCACATGATCAAGGCCAGCCCGAAGGCGCGCGTGGGCATCGTGGCGCAGCTCGGCGACTTCCTGCACTCGGACGGCCTGGCCGCCATCACGCCTACTTCCGGGCATCTGCTCGAGCAGGACGGCCGTTTCCCAAAGGTGGTGCGCTCGGCTATACGGATTCTCCGGCGCGTCATCAATATGGCGCTCGAGCACCATGAGACGGTGATCGTGCTGATGGCCGAGGGAAATCACGACCTGGCGTCGTCGGTGTGGCTGCGCGCGATGTTCGCAGCGCTGTACGAGAACGAGCCACGGGTTCAGGTGATCGATTCCGAACTACCGTACTACGCGGTAAAGCACGGTAAATGCATGATCGCGTGGCACCACGGTCACCTGAAAAAGAATGATGCCCTACCGCTGCTGTTCGCGACCCAGTTCCCGGAAATGTGGGGATCGACTCTGTACCGCTACGCTCATTGCGGACACCGGCACCACGAGGAAATCAAAGAGCACAGCGGGATGAAGGTGGTGCAGCATTCGACCCTGGCCACGCGCGACGCGCACGCCTCGCGCCACGGCTGGCACAGCGTGCGGCAGTGCACGGCGATCACCTATCACACTGACTTTGGCCAGGTGTGCGTGAACACGGTGACACCGGAAATGCTTGAGGCGGCCGCGTAA